ATCAAAAAGGAGAAAGAAATGGCTATCGTCAAGAAGGTAAAGAAGATTGCAGAAGTGGTTGAACAGGCTGAAGAGGAAATCGAAGCGACTCCGACCAAGCCAGTCAAGAAGGCCAAGACTACCAAGTCTGTCGCTCCCGTCACCACCGTAAAGGCCTCTAAGAAGACCAAGGACGAAGCTCCTGTCAAGACCAAGACCAAGGTTGAGCGTGTCTCCACGTCTACACCTGCATCTGTCAAGAGCATCCGTCCTGATTCTGTGCGCGGCCTCGCCATTGAGACGATTCGGGCAAACAGTGGTAAGACTCCCGACGAGATTCGTAGCATTCTCACCAAGACCAAGGGCTTGGTGGATAGTTGCAATCCTGCTGGATACGTGTCATGGGCACTTCGCACTTTCCCAGAGATGTTCAGCATCAAAAACGATGGAACGCTTCTCGCCAAGAAGCGTTAAATTACACATAGCCACGATACTTAGATTTAATCTTAAGTATCGTGGCTATTTTATTTATCGTGTGCATAAGCTTATATAAATATCTACTTAAGGAGTTCCAAATGTCGCATAAGACTACGCAATTTAAGAATCTTGCAGCGCATCTAAAAAATGTTCCTCTCTTGAGCCTTAAGCATCATCCCAAGAATCCACGAGCGCATGATGAACGCAATATCCAGGCAATCATGGAATCACTCAAAAAATTCAAACAACTCGCACCCTTGGTGGTATGGAGTGCAAAAAACTATGTGATCGTGGGTAATGGTCGCATGGAAGCTTTAAAACGTTTAGGCATCAAGAATGTAGAAATTGTCCGAGCAGATCATCTCACGGAGCAAGAAGCGCTTAGCTTTATGATCGCAGACAATAAGACCACGGACTTATCTGTGTTCGATGATCAAGTTCTTGCTGATATTATGCGTGGTCTTGACGGCGATGATGTACTGATATCTGCAACTGGGTTCAATCAAATGGAGATTGAACCACTTCTCACTTCAGATCTTCCTGATATGCCAGAAGGCTTTACGTTTACAGGATCTCCAGATCGTGTTAATAATATCACAGCTAAAGGAAGCAGTGATGCTCTTGGTCGTATTATTTTAGTGTTTAATTCAGAGGAGCAAAGAAATCTCCTCTGTACCATGCTTGGTATAGATCCAAACAAGAGTTCAAAGCAAACATGGTCGTTCGAAGAAATCCCAAATGTGCAACAAAAAGATAAAGTGATTCAGAAAAAAATTATACGGAGAAAATGATGCAGCTCATCTTTAATGAAAAAAGCCATTATGGTTCTCCACGGTGGAGTTATGAAATTCTCGATTGCAGTATGCCTATGACATTCGATCAGCATAGTCGTTGCTCTTTCGAATGCTTTTACTGCTTCAGTCAGTATCAAAAAGCAGTAGGATGTGCTAAAGAAAATTATATTTCTGGAGAAGTACGTGGTGTAGATGTACAGAGAATCAAGGACATCTTTACAGGAAAACGAAATACACAGTGGCTCCCATTAATCAAAGATCGAGTAACAATGCAATGGGGTGGATTGGCTGATCCATTCTGTAACGTGGAACGAGAAAGCGGTGTTGGACTGGAGCTGCTCAAATTCTTCAAAGAAATTAATTATCCCTTGTGCTTCTCAACCAAAGGTGTGTGGTGGCTAAAAGACAAACGATATACAGATCTATTTCGTAATCAAAAAAACTGGAATGTCAAGGTAAGTATCATTACACTTGATGAAGACTTACGTAAACTAGTAGAGAAGGGTGTTCCAAGTTCTGCAGAGCGTCTAGATGCTATCAAACGAATCACGGATTTAAACGCTGGTGGTGCAACCCTACGTCTTCGTCCTCTAATTATCGGTGTTAGCACTCCTCACCATTGTAAGCTTATCCATAAGGCAGCTCTTGCAGGTGCAACGGCACTTAGTACGGAATTCTTCTGTCTCGAGGGTAGATCACTGAGTTTAAGAAAATATCTACACAAAGTGTCTCAAGCTGTCGGATTTGACATCTATGCTTTCTACAAAAAGTATTCCGTGGGACAAGGGTATCTTCGTCTCTGTCGAGATGTGAAGCGTCCGATCATAGACGAGATGGAAGCTCAGTGCAAGCAAGACAAGGTTCGCTTCTATGTGAGTGATGCTCACTTCAAAGAACGTTGTGCGAACGGTAGCTGCTGTGGGCTGCCTAGCAATTGGAACGTAGCCAAGGGCCAACTCTGCGAAGGACTTCAGATTGCCAAGAAAAGGGGTAAAGTCTGCTGGGAAGATATGTCTCAGCATCTGGACTATGCCAAGAACTTTCTATATCGTAAGACAGATGGTCTTAACACATCTTCTGCATTACATCGTGCTAAATTTTACACGATGACTCTGTATGACTGGATGCGCTGGTGCTGGAATAATCCAAACAGTGGGTCAAGCCCATATAAGATGTTTGAGGGTGTGCTGATTCCAAAAGGTAAGGATCGTAATGGAAATCTGATTTATGTTATAGACAAGACCAAGCTGTAAGCGTAAAGGAGATGTAATGTATAGCATAGCAATCCCAAGCTATGACCGTCCCATGGTT